TGTACTTGGTTACCAGCTTGTATGGTTGATTGCTGACCAACAGAAAGTAAATGGTTTCCGTGAACTAGTTGTTGTAAATCGCCTTCAATTTCTTCAATCTTATTGCCTTTTACATAAACGTAGCTATTGCCCATAATCGTAACTGTACTCATGCCACCAACAGAAACGTGTTGGTTTCTATCGTTAACCTCATATTTGTCTGATATTGTTTTGTCAGTTTTTACACCCTTATTGTCAATCTGTACGAAAGAACCAGACTTGTGATAAACCATAATTCTTTCTGCACCAGGAGTGCTGTCTATCTCAATTGAATTTTTACCTGCATGTATTATTCTATTAAATCCATATTCAGCATCATATGCTGATGGTGGTTCTGACCAAACTCTTTCCGTCCCACCAATCTTTACGTCTCTGGTGCGTAATGTGTTTTGATCTGTTACATATGTTTCGTCGATGTATTCACCACGAGCAAGTCTATGGTTCTGTGGTTGCCCAATATCTTCTGGTGCTGAGCCTTCGGCGGTTTTCTCACCTTGAGACTTTGGAATAACTCCCCAACCTGTAACTTCTGGGTTCATAATTTCAGTCATTTGTGTTGGTATCAATCCTAGCACCATTGGCTGTTGAGCGCCTCTACCATCTAAGAACATGCCGAATACCCAAGAATTTAATTTTGGTATAGTGTTTGGATTGTAATCTCCTTGGACAACAATAGCCCATGGCAAATCTTCTGGTGCAATGTCTTTGTTGGTTCCATGCACACCAAACGCCCTAACTTTACAACGACCTTCTTTACGGGGATCGTCATTATCTTCTATTACCCCAATAAAAAATAGAGGGTCTTTTATTCCTACACCATATTCATGCATCTATTTCACCTATACTCCAATCGAACTTGCTTAACTCAAGTGCCGTGTTTAATGTATTACTTTCCTTGGAACGGGAATGTACAACAGTTACTACTAAGTATCTTCCACTGAGAGTTCTGTGCTTGGACAACAAATTAATCCCATCCATATTCTGAACTTCTAAATTAACAATATTACCTGGTGCTATGTCTAAACGACCTTTCAATTGGCATTGAACTTTAGTAGCATTAAGATGTTCTTGGTAAGAAATTCTATTCGAAACAATTTGGGAAATGTGTCTATCTGTATGCAAAGAGCCAGGTATGTCTCCTGGTTGTTGAAAATCTCTATAAACTAAAAAGTCTTTTGCATTTTCATCTGTAAACATATCATTTCTAAATGCTTCTGTATGTGGATTATCCTCAAGATTACGTGGGTTACCCGACATGTCAATATATTTAGCATCTTTAGAATAATCAAATATATTATGAACAACCTTTCGTCTTAGAAAGTCAATTTCTGTAACACGGTTTTTATAAGAACCAGAGAACATATCGTTAGCTGTGTCAATACCCTTTGATATTACGTTTAACTCTTCTATCCTGTTTATTTGATCAGAAGGGTCACGACCATCTGCATTTGATGATGGAGCATAGAATAAATCTATCAAATCTTTTGCTTGTGCAGTCTTAATAAAGTATTCATCAGTCGCAAAATAAAAGTTGTCCAAAGTCTCAAAAAACTTGAAAGAATTTGATGGTGTCTCTGGTTGGTATGCCTGTGTCTGCAAATATCGCATTGCATCTGTAGGAGTCATGTTAGGTATTATACACTTATTAATATTGTATGTAGGTTGTACGAATAAACTTCTATTTGTTTGACCTACAATCGGATACTTTGCTGTTGCGTATTCATTAACTCTACCACCATCAGAAAGATAATCTGCACCACCTAATTTTGAAAAATATGTTTCGAAAACTTCTTTTGCAATGCCACTAATAGAACTTTGGTAAGCTTTAGTAATACGTCTTGTACTTGCCTTAAATGAAATGTCCGATACAAAATGTATCGTATACAACAAACCATTCCCACTTTCCGAAACAACAAAGTTATCTATCTTATATACATGAACCTTAATGTTGAATTCAGTATTAGTGTCAAAGGACTTAATCTTTAACTCCATAGTTTCTTCTGATCTCAAAGGAAAATCGTCAATAAACCCAATAGTATCTAAAACAGTAATACTTCCAGAATACCCCATCTGCGTCATAGATTGTCTAATATCAAAACCAAGTATACGTCCAAACATATCTTCCGACTTCGAACCCGAATAATTGGATACGACTGCGCTCAGGATATCACCTGCCGAAGGGTTAAAATCATTTTTGTTAGTCATTAGCTACGTGTTTTCTTGATAAAGTTATCTGTAATTTGTGGTAGAAACTGTGCATCAATTAAGAATATTTCTTTTTTGTTGTTATTGTCAGCTAACTCTTGATCATAGAGTTTCCAAGGCTTCCATTCATCAGGTATGATACGTTTGATAATAATTTTACGACCTTGCTCAGTACGCAAGATAATACGATCTTCTTTACGAAGGTAAATCGTTCTAAAAGATTCTGGTGCTAATTTTACTATATCGACTGCCATTGATTATACCTCTTTATAATAATAGATGATATTCTCATCGTTATCATCTTTAGTCCAGTCAACAACGTCTTCGCCAATCAAACCTGATTGCTCACCATACTTATCAATAAGATAGTTATTAAAATCTGCTTCTGCTTTAGGCCATTCGTGGTAAGGGTCTATAATGTTATTAGAAAGATATACTAACCATGTATAATCTGTAGAACCATAATAGAATTCAGCTATGTCTTCTGGACGTTGACCTTCTTTAACAGTGAATGGAAGGTGTAATAGTGGGTTATTAGAAACCTCTTTAGTGAAACTACTACGACGTGTAATATCACGCACCATTCTACCTTCATAATTTATTACTGGAAAGTTTTCAAAATATTTAGTCATTTTCGCTACCTCTACCGCCTACACTGTTTGTTCTAAAAACAGCGTTTTGTTGAGCGTTGTCTTCATGCCCATAGTCATGAGCAGTTTCAATTTCCAATTCTTGTAGTGATATGTTTATAGTCACACCAGCAGGTTTACCACCCTTCATGATAGCAACACCACCACCAGCACCATAGTCAACTGTAAATTGAGTTACCATAGATGTTTTGAACTTCATGTAATGTTCTTCATTTACACCAAGCAGATACATATCAACAGTGGATGGGTATTGCAGATACGCCTTTGGTATCCCAGCTAAAGAAGTAACAGTTGGTAATGAATTTCTTTTTATTTGTTTTACGATATTTCGGATACGTTCTGAATCGTTTTCGTTATTAGGAAACAATTCCCAAGAAAACTGATGCGCCCTTAAATTAACACCTTCGAAAGCAAGAGTTTCACGAGGGTTTAAAGTTTGGTTTGTAACAGTGTCAATAGTTTTAGAAATACTACCATCCATTAGTGGATTGCTTCTTAGCAAATATTGAGCGCCAGATGCAATGTCTTTAAGGTCAGTTCCCAAGAACTTCGATGCTATGTCGTTAAGTCCACCAACAAAATTACCACCAGATAAAGCCTGTGCCATACTAGCACCCAATCCTTGTACCATACCAGGTAAATCTTGTACAGTACCACCTTCACTAAAAGATTTTACTTTATTTGCAATTGCTTCTGCAAATGGGTCACGCTCGAAACCGTTTATTCTTAAATCAGTGGCGTCAGTAAGTTGTTTTGGAAAGGGAAGTTCGATTGAGTTTGTGGATCGCAAACCAACCCCAGATGCCCTACCACCACGAGTTACACGAGTGTTTTCTCTGATATTAAACCCATCTGCATATTTTGCATAGTCATATTTCTTGAACACCATTAGAATACTATGTGGGTGTGGTTGCGCTGGAAATGATTGATATGATGTTTGGCTTGATGAGGCTTTTGCTCTCTCAAACACTTCTGGTCTTAAGAACTTTGTTCCGAAAATGCCCATGTGTAACCCTTGCCTGTTTCTTATAAATAGTGTTGTATAAGTCTATTTATATTAAATCGAGAGGTTAATTTTATTATATCATGGCGCATAGTGGTAGATTTCGACCAAAAAACCCGTCTAAATACAAAGGCGACCCCACAAAGATCATTTATAGGTCAATGTGGGAGTTCAAATTCTTTAGATATGTTGATATTCACCCCGATGTTTTATGGTGGCAATCAGAAGAAGTCGTAGTTCCATATGTATCTCCTATTGACGGAAGACGCCATAGGTACTATCCTGATGTAATTGTCAACAAGAGAATAGCTGATGGCAAGAGCGCAACTATGATGATTGAGATTAAACCTTATGCACAAACAAGACCACCTGATAGGTCTAAGAAAAACGCTACCAAAACTGGTAGAATATCAAGGAAATATTTGAATGAGGTTAAAACCTTTGGGATTAACGATGCTAAATGGAAAGCCGCTAGGAAATTCTGCGCTCAGCGTGGGTGGCAATTTGAGATTTACACAGAGAAAGAACTGGGAATAAAGTAAGATGGTAGCAAAAGTATTCGACGATATCCTATTAAAAGGTATTCGATCTGGACAGATGCCAGCACGTACTCAAGAAGCGCGTAATTGGTATCGTGACCAAGCCAAGGCAGTTACAAAGAAACAAGCTGAAGGAACGAGACTTATCAAAGAGATGGGTGCGGATCGTTATGAAACTAAATTTAGATTGGGTAACATGTATACTTTCATGTACGATCCTAAATGGAAAGGCGACAAGTCTAAATTGCCTTATTATGACAACTATCCTTTAATTTTTCCTATAAATAAAGCAAAGGGTGGTTTCTTAGGAATCAACCTACACTATTTACCGCCACCTCTAAGAGCAAAACTAATGGATGCTTTATACGACACGGCAAACAACAAGAGTTATACGGAAGCAACTAAATTAAAAATAAATTATGATATACTATCGGGTGCGGCAAAGTTTAATATGTTCAAGCCCACTGTGAAACACTACTTGATGAGCCAAGTAAGAACAAAGTTTGTATATATCCAACCTACTGAGTGGGACATTGCATTGTTTTTACCAAGCCAAAAGTTTGTTGGGGCTACCAAAGCACAAGTCTGGAAAGATTCCAGAGCTATCATAAAGGGCAGATAATGGCGTTTAGCATATCAGATTTTAAAACACAGATGGATCGCTTTGGCGGACCTTCACGCAGTTCGCTATTCGAAGTTACTATCGTAAACTTTCCATTCAACACATCATCAGCGGATGCAAGAGACTTAACGTTTTTCTGTAAGAATGTGGCGATACCAGGCATAACAATAGGAATGGCTTCATACGAAGCTGTGGCACAACAAAGAAGAATGATGCCAACCAGTTTGAACCCAGA